GAAAGGGCGAATTTTGCCCTTTTATTGTAGCACACTTTCGAGGAAGTGTCAAGAATAGGAGGAATATATGCTATGTAAAAAATGCCGTAAGGAAATTCCTGACGGCTCTATTTATTGCAACTACTGCGGCAAGAAGCAGGAAACTACCAAAAGAAAAACACGCCGCAGAGCAAGAGGAACAGGCACGATAAGATTTGACCAAAGAAACGGACTGCGCCACTATCTTGCTTATGCCCCTAAAACCATATCGGGAGCAGGGGGAAGATATCTTGGCGCATACGAAACACGAACGCAGGCTCAGGGTGCTATCGACAAATATTTCAACAGCACACAAATTCCATATGGTACTCTGACAGTTGCTCAGGTTTACCAAAAATGGAGTGAAAAGCACTTTGAAAACCTCACCAAAAGCGGCGAGCAGGGCTACAAGACGGCTTGGAGATATCTTGACAGTATCGCAGGCAGAAAGATAGCAGACCTTAAAACAGCAGATTACCAGCGCTGTATAGATGACTGTGCAAAAGCTTTCAGCCGCTCACAGTGTGCGAAAATCAAGCAGCTATGTTCTCAGCTCTGCAAGTACGCAGAACAAAATGATATTATCGACAAGAACTATGCAAGCTTTATCGTCCTGCCAAAAGAAGTCAAGAAAGAACGCCGTATCTTCACGAGTGAAGAACGTGATAAACTATGGGCGCATTCCTCTGACAGATCCGTTCAGGTCATACTGTTCATGATATATACAGGATTTCGCATTGGTGAGGTTTTCAGTATACAGAAAGAGAACGTACATCTTGACGAGGGTTACATAATCGGCGGTATCAAGACTGAAGCTGGAAAGGACAGAATAGTTCCTCTGCCGCCGCAGATACCTGAAATAAAAAGCTTTGTCGAAAGCTGGTATAACGAAAGCCAGACGCAGTTCTTACTTAATGGCGACACAAATAATTTTCGCAAGCGCAATTTCTATCCTGCACTTGCTGAATGCGGCATAATTCCACCGCCTACTGTTACAAAACAGAAAAGCGGCAGGAACACTGAAAAGTATGACACAGAGATAACGCCACACTGCTGCCGTCACACTTTCGCCACCCTTTCAGCGGACTGCGGTATGCAGCCTGAGAAGCTTCAAAAAATCATTGGTCATGCCAAGTATGAAACGACCGCTGACATATATAATCACTCAGGTCAGAACTGGGCAGAGCTGTCCAACGAGATGAAAAAGCTGGTAAAATAGCACGAGCAATCACACAAAATAAGGGTTGTATTAGTGTTGTAATCAAGCGCAAAGCTAGGAAAATAGAGCTTTCTTGATTACTTGGTAAGGACGAGGTCACCGGTTCAAGCCCGGTTAGCAGCTCCAGCAAAACAGCTATTAAATTGCGTAAATGCGTGGTTTGATAGCTGTTTTTGTTTTGTGTGATGTTTTGTGATATGCTGTGAATTTTTGCGATAGGGTTGTGTTTAGGGTTGTGTTGAAACTTGCGGTCGCTTGGATTTCAGCAAGCAAAAAAAACAGCCGCCTCAGACCCATAAAAAGTCCGAGACGGCTGTTTTAATTGTTGCAGAAGTATGTTGTCAGCACACACACTGTCTATCTTATTTTTTTACCCTATCGTCATCAATCCAGATACGGAACGCCTTCATGCCATACTGTTTAGCATAGAGTCTGCGTCCATCTTTCGACGTAATATACGCCGTGAAAATGTACATAGACATTCCCCCTTTGCAAAAAAGTTTATAAAACCCCTTGCAAACTCGAAAGAACTATGATATAATGTAATTGTTGAGAATACATTGCTGACAAACACAGTTTCGATAGCAAGTGGTATGAAAAGTCAAGTTGCGAGCTTGGCTTTTTTTGCTTTACATAGAGCAATTTCCGCTGCCTGATAAGACGTGCCAAATTCTTTTGAAATTTCTGACGGTGTCAGCGTGTATATCAGATGATCCGGCATAAGCAATTTACTTGCAAATGTGTTAGCCTGCCATTCTGGATCACAATATGTAACAACACGTCCGCCGTCACTCCTACACAACTGCACACCTGAACTATGAAGAACATAATGCCCTAGCTCGTGTGCCAACGTAAACCTGTCACGTCCACTACCATTTAACGCTCTATCATAAACATCTTCACGGACGACAATACTGTTTGCCACGTTATCAAAATATGCGTATGTATCGGGCATCTCATTTTTAGCAACATATAAATACGAAAATTTTGGGTCTATTTCAGGCAACACAGTTTCTATGAACTCAACAATCGGAAAATATGTACGATCGTATAAGTTGAGTTTTCTGCGAAGTCTGTTGGTCAAATGTAAAATGTCATCTGTGCTCATCGGTTTTGCGATGAATTGACTCAATACTGATCACCTCTTACTATCAAGAATTTTAATTAAACTGTTAATCTCATCACTTGTAAGCGAGTCAATCTTCCGTGCAAAGATAAGTCCCAAATTTGTTTGCTCGGTCGAATACCCTGCTGTGCTAATTGAGATTTCGTTTACGCTCCGGAAATAAGCTTCCTTAAGCTCTATTGCCTTTTCCGAATCCAAATCATAAGCGTTTATGATCTTACCCACTAAATCTTCGGTTGGCCGTTTCTTGCCATTTTCAACAGCAGACAAGTAGGCTGATGTAACTCCAACTTTACCAGCCATATCCTTAAGTAGGAGACCATTGTCAATACGATATCTTCTGAGAAATTTGCCGATTTCTGTCAACATCTTTTACGCCCTCCCTTCGATGATACTATTATAACACATCAATTTAACTTTGTCAAGTGATTTTTCAAAAAAGTTTTCCTGAATTGTTGATGTTGTTTTAATCAGCAGTTATCAGAAATAGAACATAGTGCTTTGGTGCTTCATAACAAAATCAGCCGACAAGGAATAATCCCTGTCGGCTGTCTTACTGTCTACTTTATCTTCTTTGTAATCTCGTCGCTGAGCTTCTTGATGAAGTTCACGCCTGCGATACCGTTCTCATAATATCCCCACTTTTTCAGCAGGGTATTAACTGCCTTTGCAGTACCTTTTCCGTATGTACCGTTCTTGTCCATGCCCACACTGTGAAGCTTGACCGCCTTTGCAAGAAGCAGCAGTTCCTTGAGTGCAAGCACACCGTTTGTTTTGTTGCCCTGCTTGTAGCCTGTCTTGTCAAGCACTTTCGCACTTATCTTGCTCTGGTTCTTTGGTCTCAGGAAGCCTGCAATGTGGTCGTAAGTATGCTTGACCTTAGTGCAAGCTTTTCCGCTCCAGTTTTGGTCATACGAATAAAAATAACTCGTGTTGCCCTCACCGGTGCAGATTGCTATGTGACCCCAGCCGCCATTCAACGTGCCTGACCATATCGCTACATCGCCCTTTTTCGGCACGAAACTTGGTGTGTTCTTTACCTTTGTGAAATTTGCTTTCAGCCAAGTGTTCTTATCGAATAAATCCCAAAAATGGTGAGCGTCATACCAGAAATTCTTGATACCTGAGCCGAAGACCTCGTTGAAATATGCCGTTGCAAGGTCTACACACTGTTTGCCTGCTGCGCCGTCATAGTTAACAGCTACGCCATTGTGCTTCTTGATAAACTCATCATATGTCATTTTCTATTCCTCACTTTCGTTTGTATCCACTTTGCTTTCAACTGTGATTTTAAGCTTGTGTACTATCTTCACCAAGAATGACGGCAATGGTATACCTATCACCGCAAGATTTTCCAAGATAGAAATACACTCGTTGATGATAAACCATATCGTTACGATAAGACCGAAGTAAAAGCTGACGTTTACCTCAATGCCTATCTGTGAAAGTCCTGAGATAAAGAGCCAATCAAGTACGCCTGACACCGCCACCACAAATATGTAGCCGACCTTTTTAAAAAGCCCTTTAAGACCGACACGGCTTGACAGCTCGCCCCTATTCCATGCTTTCCACATTCCTGTAATGTAGTCAATGATCATCACAAGTACCAGAATGACTATAGGTATCGCCATAACACGGAAATACGCTGACAGCCCTGCGGCTATTGCTGATATTATTATTTTTGTTGTGTTTTCTTTCATTACTGCTCCTCACTTTCATATTTCTGTCCTGTGATTTTCTCATACTGCTCAGGGGTTATTTTTCCCCTGTCGGCAAAATCCTTGACCTGCTCAGCAGTGTACAAACCTAAATCATACAACCTCTTGACTTTTCTATACATCTTCCTCTTCCTCTCCAATTAGAGTATCAGTCATCAGTGCAGTATATAGCACCTGAGCTTCCAACTCATCAACCTTTGTAGCCTTCTTTGGTTGGAAGTCTTCTTGTGATAATCCTAACTTCTCAACCATCTTTTTCTGCAACTCTGTCATGTTGTACCTCCTACTTCTGATAGTTTCACGATGTATTCCTCTTCTGACGGCACTGGTATGCGATAACTGTCACCATTGCTTTTTTTGATCGTTACGCTACCCAGTGCTTCGACCTCCATGTTTCGCAGGAAGTCATCAGGCAGTATCGAGGATATATCTGTTACTATAGGGTTTGCTAGTTCGTAGTATAGGATAACGCCCTGCATTGCCTGTTTGAATGCGGTGGCATCGGTGTAGGACGTATCGTTGACATGTACACATCCGTCAACGTTTGCATTAGTCGTTATGCCTGTTACATTGGTTTTGCCCCAAAGCTCATTTTGCGTTTTGGCTGGATATTTTGAACAGAGAATGTTTGGTGCAATATCGTAATTTTTGGTTAACTTCTGTCCTTTTAGTTGAAACGTCTCAAACGACACACTATCACCGACACGCCAACTTAGCGTCCCCAAATCAACGCTGCTCACGCACTGAACGTATCGTTTATTCTCATAATCAACGTAGTTTCGTGCCGTTCCTGCACTCCAGCCGTAGCCAGGCAGTGCCTTGATAGCGTCGGGGATTGGGTACCCAGTCTGATAATATGGGGAATAATCGGTAGCGATATCACCATTTTCTAGCTGAACGTCATAAACCATAAGCATTATGGTGCACAGTGACACAAAATCAGTAGTTGCTACGAACGTAGCTACTGCCTGATATTCTGCGTTTGCCGCATAACCTACTTCTGATTTTATCAGCGAACTATCATGTGCGTATGATGTGTTTTTTCCTTTCTGTAGTGACCAACGCAAACCGCCTTGATTAGCTCCACTTGATTTTACTTTGAATGACAGCGTATATTTACTGCCGACAACAGTCGGAATATTTAAGACAGTTGTCAATAATTGTTTCGTGTAAATAACACCATTTTCAATCTTGCTTACATTCGCCCCATGATAGGTTTTGTCAGTATAGTCAAACAAATTCTTTCCCTGCTCCACGACCTCTTCCGTGCCTGCACTAACAATCTCACCGTCAATGACCTCAGAATGACCACCTATTGACTTCACCGACATCAGCTTTGCCCCTGTAGGAATAGTCTTGGCATATGCCGTATCGCTGTCAGTTTCAAACTGGTGTGTTATGCCGTTGCCCAAGTCATACAGTGCATTTACCCTGCGTTGCAACTCTTTGTCCGTTAGTTTCACGTTAGCTATCTCAGCAGTATTCTCAGCAATTTTTCCAACAGCGGTAGTGTAGTCCTCAGGCAAACTGTCAGCTATGGATTGTGCTGTCTGCGCAGCGGTTTCAGCGGTTTTGCGGTCCTCTGCGACCTTAGCGGCGTTTTCTGCCACATTAGCCTTGTCAGCCGTGACTTGTTCTGCCAACGTCTGCACTGCCTGTCTGTCTGCCACAGTGCTGTCAGCGCAGTTCTTTGCGGTTTTAGCATAACCAGCCGTTATAGTCTTATCAGCCTCAGTCTGCTGTGCTGATGCAGATGCCTGGGCTGCGGATATCTTAGCGGCGTTCTGTGCTGTGACCGCCTCAGCACGGGCGTTTTCTGCACCCTGCATGGCAGTGTCTGCCTGCGTTGCGGACGTTTCTGCCGCTGTCTTTGCGGTTTCAGCACGGCTTGCCGCCTGCGTTGCCGTGTCTGCTGATTTCTCTGCAGCTGTGGCAGATTTTTTTGCGTTTTCAGCCGCCTGCATAGCCGTGCTAGCTGCATTCTCAGCCCTTTCCACGTCAGCTTCGACCTGTTCACCGATTGCCGATATCCTATCCAGTGCGTCAGCTGCCACACTTGGTGACGGCACGGCATTATCACCTATAGCCGCACCTATTCTCAGACGAAAAATTCGTGATTTTTTCACCAATATGTATTCGTTACCTGACAGCTTCTTTGCACATATCTGACACGATACTGTCTGCGCCGAACGCAAGATATCAGCCGTAGGTGTCCACTGTCCGCCTGTGATATCGACCTCATAGATAGTGCCGTCGCCGTAGTCGATAGTCAACACATAGCGGTCTGCACCGTCTACTGCCAGCCCTTCGACCGACACGGGTCTTGCATTCGTTTCACCGACGTAACCCAGTAGGGCTGTGCTTAGGGCTACGTCATACTCTGTGTTTAGTGTTATTGTCAATTTAATCACCCCTCTTTACTCTATTGCAATGTAATCCACATAGTATGTTCCTGTTGGCACGGTTCCTGTTGCCCCAGCTCCCATGCAGACACTCAGATAGTATGACGTTCCTGACCCATAGACGTGGGTGCAGTAGTTCTGATATGGTGTTGGTGCACCTGTCTGCCGTAGCGTTGCTATTACCTGTTTAGGTGCAAAGGTCAGTCCAAGTGGTATCTGCATCAGTGGATTCGCTTTCGTCATCTTGTATTCCACAGTGCCATAGTGTATCTTGCCGGCTCGGCTCAGTATCTCATCGATTTCCTCCCCGGCGTGTTGCATCGGATAATCGTTTTCGGTGATATCCTGCGCCAATGTCAAATTTTCATCAGCCATTATCTCGCCCCCCTTAAAGCTGTTCTTCTACCGACAAACCTACCGCCGAAATATCAGCACTCAGTCCGCCGTCAAAGTTAAAACCAAGATTTGTTATCGGTATATCATAATTGTCTGTGCCGTTGGTGTAGGTCACCACGTCACCTATGTCGAAACGTGGGTCACCAAGTCTGTGATACAATTCTGTTGTATACCACGAAAATCCACCTATCCTGCGCCACAGAGATTGCAAAAGTGACTCTGTCATGTACGGATTTTCAAACTCCAAAACTCTACCCTGTGTTGTGTCCGTCACGCCAAGCGACAACGTTTCATCATCACTCACTTTGCAGATAATGCCCACGATAACGTTTTGTCGTTCGCTAAGAGTAGGCAGATCTATTGTGTTGTTATCCAATGTTTTCACACTCTTGCCATACCACTTTCGGACGTACTTTCCGTACCTGTCAACATACCCAAACTCGCCCTGAGCAGAAGCCAGATAGGACAACATTTGGCGCATGGTCACGTCCTTTGGCAATGAGCTGACCTTGAAGTAAAAGTATTTTGAGTACAGCACCTTACCGTTCTTATCTATCAACCTTCTGCCGTTCTTGTCACGCAGCAGTCGCACCTCTGTATAGTCATTGCCGTTTTGCAAACCAAGCTGTCTGCATATGTCGTCTTCAACGGATCTATTCCAGTTCGGCATAGGTATGTGAGGTACATACGGTTTGTCCGAGAAGTACAGCCTATCCGCCATTGTCAGCTGAACACTGCCGCCCGACTTTTTCGACTTCACGCAGGTGAAACGTCCCATTGGTATCTTTTCGTCTGAAAGTATGCCGCTAGTTTCGTAGTCTACGAGATACAGATATGTGTCATACTCTTTGCCGAGAAATTTCGTATCAACATCATTGATATTTATGTTCCACGATTGTGAGCATATCGCACCTAGTTCTATATCGTCGGAAATAGATGTGCTTTGAGCTGTACTGCTTGCAGATACTATCTTGTCGCCTGTAAGTATGCTGTTTGTGTCTTCAAGCTCCATTCTCCACGTTCTGCAATAGCTCTCTATCTTTGATGATACAATGTCGCTTACTGTGTACATTTATGTCACCTCACCTGTACCGGAATAGGCATAAAGGTCAAGGGAAAGCACCTTGCAAAGCTGTCTTTTCTTATCCCAACCCCACTGCTCGTATGTTGTACCCTCTGCCCTAAAACGTGCCGTGACCATGTTGAACGTTTCATCAAGGTAGGTAACAGGAAAATCAGCGTCCTGCACATTCAGAACATACTCGTTTATAATTGCTACTTCCTGCGGTTTAAGATTTGCCCACTCTATGTGAAGCGTGGTCTGTAGCCCCTTTACGTCACCCACATATTTGCAGGTCGAGGAAAGCCCTGCATTATCGGACATTATTTTTTTCTTATCTATTGTGAACGTTGTCGGCACAGCTATTTCAGTATCACCGAATTTCAGATATTCCATTGCATACCTCCTATACAAGCGGTGACTTGCCGTTAAGCTTTGTCAGCGAGTTTATATCTTCTACCACAGCCTTGCCAACGGCTCGCTTGTCTATCTCCACAGTTACATTGATAGGCTGTTTGGTGCTTTTGCCGTCAACAGAGGCATACTCTGCAAGGGCGTTGAGTATAGCCGACCGCATACCCATGTTTGACATATCAGGCACAGTTTGTGTAGCTGTCTGCTCTCTCAGTGAAGATACATCTATCCTGCTGTCAACATTGCTTGCACTTTGTATCGCAGATCTTACCATATTCTCAGACGCCTGCACCGCAAGATATGTTTCATCAGCCACACCAAGAGCATATCCCTCTCCCACATATCCGCCAAGTGTACGGAAAACTCTTGACGGCGAATGTGAATCCTGAGCAAGCCTTGCGGCGGTTATGCCGTTTCGTATCATTTCACTTACTGTGGCATTTACTATGGGCATTCTGCCTTTTATTCCGTCTGCATAGCCGTCTGCGGCGTACTGTCCTAGTACTTCATACGCCGTCCGCATACTGTAGTAGTTTTGTGACGGCAGGTCAACAAGGTCTGCAAGGAGCTTTGCAGAAGAATCTTTCATCTTGCTCATACTTCTGTCAACGTAGTCATTCATTTCGTCAAAAATGCCCTTGCTCTTGGCAGAGTATTTCTTGAGTTCCTTATCTGACATATCAACAAACGCCTTTGCGTATCCTGCACCCTTTGGACCCATTTCTTCAAGATTATTGTAAAAGTCCTGTGAGATAATGCCGTCTGCGACCTTTTTCTTCAGCTTGGCGAGATTGTTCTCCCAATCGGTAAATCCGTTTATGTTATCGTCAAGATTTGCGATAAGCTGTTCGGCGGTCACATCTGACTTTCCGCAGAACTCGTCAAGAAGATCTATTTGGTCAAACACAAGGTCATGCTGTGTTTCATAGGCTTTCGCATATTTGTCGCATATATCATTTATCTGCGACAGCGTTTCTTCCGAGAGTTCTGCTATCGAGCCTGTTGTAAGAGCATAAGCGTCGGCAAATTCTTTCTGAGCGATGTTTGCTTCCTCTATGGACTGTCTTACAGAGGAAAGGTCATTGTTTGCTGTTGTAAGTGCACCGTGAGCGGTGTTGAGGGACAGTGCAAGTGCGTCAAAATCATCACCTGTCAAGCCGTCAGCCTTAGCCTGTTTGTACCTTTCCAAAGCCTCGTCATACTCGCTCTGAGCCGCCGCTTGGTTTCTCAGAGCCTCCGCAAGCTTATCCTGCAAGTCCTTTGTATCCTGCATATCCGCATAAGCGTCAAGCATATCGCTTACTGCGGCTGTGTTGTTTTTCAAGCCGCCTGTCTGATCATCTATGGTCAGATTAAGGCCCTCTATATCGCCGTTGAGCTGATCTATAATGGATTGCATTTCGGCTTTTTCATCAGCACTTTTATTTTCAGTTTCATTCAGCTCTTTGAGCCTGTCATTGAGTGCACGATAAGAGTCAGCCTGCTTTTTATTACTGTCTGTGCTGTCGGCAAGCTCCTCGTGAAGACTTTCAACGGCACTTTTGGTGGAAAGACATTTGTCCGAAAACTGTTTGACGCTCTCGGACAAATTCACTATACTGCTTTCTGTGACGTCTATCTCATTGGCAAAATGATTTATGATTGCACTGCCTATAAGTGCAACTCCTGCAGCGATACCTGCCGCAAGATTTTGAGTTATAGCCATTTCGGCATTCATGGCCGTTGCCATAGCCTTGCCTTGTATCATTTGCAGAGTAAGCCCCTCAAAGGACTTTGTGACCGCAGACACCTTTGACACCGCAATGAATGTCACAATTGCCGCTGTTATGGATTTAAGGGCGTTGTGAACACCCTCTATAACGCCCTCTATATTTTCTGCGTCAACGCCCATCTTCTCAAAAAGCTGACCAACTGCTGAATCAAATACCTTTGCTGTTTGAGATACAAAGCTCCTTGCAAGTCGCTTTACGTTATCGAAAAATGTTTCTGTCGAACCTATCAGGTCATTGAAAGCCTTGTCAGCATCACCACCTGATGTAAGCACACCAAGAAAGTTCTTGGCGGCAGCTTTCATACTTGCAAACGAGCCTGAAAAGGTGGTGCTTGCCTCTTTGGCTGTTGTGCCTGTGATATCAAGGTTTTGCTGAATTGTGTGGATAGCGTTGTATACGTCACTCAGATTATCAATGTTGTATTCAACTCCGCTGAGCTTCTGAGCGTCCTGCAAGAGCCGTTCCATTTCAGACTTTGTTCCACCGTAGCCAAGTTTGAGGTTGTCAAGCATTGTGTAGTTCTGCTTTGCGAAACCTTGATAAGCGTTTTGTATAGACTGCATATCCGAGCCGAATTTGTTGGCGTTGTCGGACATATCCACCATAGCAGTGTGAGCGACCTCAGCCGCCTTTTGAGTGTCACCGCCAAGAGATGAAAGCAACGACGCAGAAAAGCTCGTGACGTTCTCCATATACTCGTTTGCACTTACTCCTGCGGTCTTGTAGGCATCTTGTGCGTTCTTCTTGACGATATCAGCGTGCTTTTTAAAGAGCGTTTCAACACCGCCAAGGGATTGCTCAAGAGCCGCACCCTCAGTGAATGCAGAGGTGACTACCTTGCTTATAGCCGCTCCCACACCTGCCGCCGCTATAGCCTTTTTGAGTTTCGTTGCAAAGCTTTCGCCTGTTTTCTCGCCTGCGCTGTCGCCCTCGTCGGGCAGGTCTTTGAACAGGTCTTTTATTCTGCCTGTTATGCCCTCTGAGATAGGTATTATCTGCACATATGCGTCCGCAAGCTTAGTTCCTTCCGCCATTACGTTTCACCTCCTATCAGTTCTTGCCTTGCTTTTTCAAATTCTTCGATACTTGTAAATCCTCGTGTCTTGCTCTCACTGTCGCCTAAAAGCTTTGAAACAACAGTTTCGGGTATGTTCACACCTCTTGCCCCGTCTTTGGTTTTCGCCCATTGAAGCCATGCAAGCTTATCGTATATCATTGCGGCAAGCAAAGTGTCAATGGTGTATTTATCTCCGGAGAGGGACATTTTGCAACGGCTGTCCGGACGCAGACCCATAAAAAGTGTCGCTGCCATTTGAGCTGACAGCGACCTGTAATCGAAAACGTGATAGACCTCTGCAAAATCACAGACAAGAGATATCTCATCACGGCATATCATATGGGCAAGTCCGCAGACAGCCCTCAGGCGTTTTTTGACTTTTCACTTTCAGAGCCTTTGCCACCGAGTATATCGGCAAGCTCTATGAACATTTTGTTCTTTGACACACAGCCTGTATCAGGATCCTTGCAATGATTTTTGAGTTTGTCAAGCTGTCGCTTGTCAAGAAACTGTCTTGCCACCTTTACGATAGCGCCCACATTGCCTTCATCGACTTCCACGAGCGATTCAAGCAGTTCCCAACTGTCAAGAGCCTTATCTTCGACTTCATATTCAAAGCCGCTTTTTGTGATACCTTTAAGCATATGATCTTCCTCCTGTTACTCAGACTTCAAATGAATGTACTCATAGTGAGAATTGCCACTCTCGTCATTGACGGCAGTAAGCGTTATATTGTAACCCACAGCGTTTGTATCAACATACTTGACCTCGCCAAGTGATGTTACAGAAGCACACGGCACTACGATACGCTTTAAAGCTCCGCCTTTGAGTATAAGCTCGAATACATACACAGCTTCTTCGTCTGAGCCGCCGTTCACCGCCACTGTGATGTCATTACTCGCATTAGCAGTTACGTTATCAGAGCCGTAGACAGTTTTAAGGACCTCTTCACTTAGTCCTTCTATAAGGGTCAGCGTAAAGGTATCACTGCCTGCGTTCGTCATATTAAGCACTACATCTCCGCCCCATGCAGCTACCTTATTGCTTGAACGGTCATTGCCGTTTGACAGTCCGTCCTCTGAGCAGTAGCCAAGACACTTATACGCCTCTGTAAGAGCCGTTGTAGCATCTGTAGGCAGTGCAGTACCCTTTTTTGCACGATATACCGCACCGCCTATCTTAGGCTTGCCTGCGGTAACGTTGTTTGCATTATTGGTGTTTGCCATTGTTATCTCTCCTTTTAATCGTAAAATCGTATATCGAATACCGCCTGATAGCGGTATCGCTTTGTTTCCTCATCGGTGTAGTTGTAGTCGCTGTTCAGCTTGCAGGATATGACATCATCAAGTATCACAGTGTCACGCATAGCTGCCTTGACGGTGTGATTGAGCCTTGCCGCATCGTAAAGGCTGCCGCCGTATGACTGCACGGCGAGGGTCGCCGAAGATAGTCTGTTTTTCTCAGACGAGCCAAGCTTGTCGATGATGATATACTTCTGCGGCGGCTTTGCAGGCTCTTCCATAAACACAGGAACGTCAAGGCTCTTGCTCAGATAGTCCAGTATAACTTCTTCTATCATTTTCTCAGCACCGCCTTTAATATGGCATTGTCCTGCTTTGTTTCCTTTCTCGCCTTGTAGGTCACAGCCTTTATGCTTGCGTTCACACGCTTTTTACCTGAATAGGTGGACACCTCGTAGCCGTCACCCAGCCGCTGTGCCGCTTTGTCGGCAAACTCACGGCATATGTTCTCAGCCTCTTTTGAACGCAGCATTTGCCTTACTGCCTTGCGGTCAAGAACTATCTTCACTTTACCCATACAGTTCCACCTTGACTTTCTTGTTCCAGCTGAGGGGCAGGTTTTCTTCAATGCCCTCAGTAGGGAAACCTATGGTGCAAAATTTCCTGCCGAAAAATTCAACTTCGCTGTTCTCCCAAACGTGAGTGTCGCCTTTTGGTATGGCAAGGGTGTAGGCTAACCGCTTGCCCGAAAGGTTCAGCTCGTTCGTGATGTCCTCAGCTGAGGGTTCACCCACCAAAACGTTGTCAACAAGCTCCCAGCTATCCTCATAAGTTGGTCTGCCAAAGCCGTCAACGCCTGTCTGCGTCTGCACTTTAAGCTTCACCGAAATTCCCTTTATCATTGTTCTCATAGTCATATACCTCCATAGCTCCCCACCTCTGACGAATGATACCAAGCTCTTTCAACTCGTTTTTGAGAAAATATAAAGATTGTCCTGAATTGAGATAAGTCATTGACACCGAATAGCCCATAGCTGCCTGCGACGCCTGCACAGCAGGTGGTGCATTATCAGCCGAACAGTCAAGACTTCTCACAACAGCCTTTGAGATTATCGCCTTTACTGTCAACGCATAGTCTTCATCACTTGTCACAAGGGTATTGACATCAACGCCGTAACGCTTGCCTATAACACGGAGCTTTGCGCAGGCGGTCTCGATAAGACTATCCGCCACCTGCTGCTCCTGTGATGTAAGCTTTCGTCCGTATACTGCTATGTCGTCGATAGTGGCATAAACGCTGCTCATTCTGTTGCCTGAACGGCCTGAACGGCTGCAAATGCCTTAGGGTCAAGGATAGCAAAGCCGATATAAGCCTCTGTTCTGAGATACACCTCATTGTGTCCTTTCAGATCTTTGCCTGAGTTATCAGGGTCGCCATAAGGAATGACCTCCAAAGGAAGTTCCTTAGCATAGCCCCACTTAAAGGCTCTCGCAAAGTCGCCGACGATAGCTCTGTCTGTATCCTTATTGAAGTTTACAGTGGAGTTGACGTCACAAGCTGTGCCGTTGAGATTGCCTGGATTTGCACCAAGGCCAAACTCAGGATACTGCTTTACACCGTTGACCTTGAGCTTTGCAAGTGCAGAGGCAAAGTCCTTTGAAAGTGCAAAGCCTGTTGCCTCGTATTCACCAAGCAGAGCAATAGCGTCTTCAAGATTGCCCTCAGGGTCGGTGCTGTCAAAATCGACCTTTGCACTATTGTCAGCTACCGCCTTGTCGATATAGTTATTATCGAGAGCAGCGACAACAGTTTTCTTTCTCGGATTGATTCCGTGAAAGCCGAGAATGTCGATAGCACGAGCAAACTTGATCGCTGCACCCTCTGCAAATGCTTTCATGACCTCAAGCTTTTTCTCGTCTGTTCCATAGATGAACTCGTCACTGAAGCGTGCGCCGTATTCGATCTTGAGCGGTCTCATCGTCACCTTGCCGAGCTTAGCACTACCTGCGGATTTAGCCTCGCTTTCACCGATAACGTCCGCCTCATCGTCCATAGAGAAAACGAAATAGTCGTTGCCGTTAAAAGATACAGGATCTCTGCCGCTGAGCTTTGCAAGGGAGGAATGACCCTTTACTGTTGAAAAAATGCTTGTTACTGTTTCAGGCTCAAGAAGTGTGCCTCTCTTAATTGTTTCTGCCATGATTATTCTCCTTTCAGCTTTTCAAGTGTTCTTCTAAGTGCGTTTTCCGCACTGTTTTTGCTTGGGTCGCCCTCTGCTCTGAAATCAGGGGCGTTGTGTGATGTTTTGAAATATTTTGACATCTTTTCTGCATCGGCTCTTATAGACTTTTCGTCCTCACCGCTGAGCCTGTCAGAAAGCTCCGCAGGAAGTCCGTACTCCTGTGCGGCTCTCACCCTAAAAAGGCTCTGTTCAGCCGCCTTACCCTTTGCCGTAAGGTCTGCTATAGTGGTTTCATAGCCCTTGACCTTTTCTGCCATATCAGCAGGGGAAACATATCCCTCGAACTGCTTTGTGACAGCATTTGTGTTTTCCTCCAGCTTGGCATTTACGATCTTGTCAAGCTGTTCCTGCGTTGTGACAGGCTCAAATTCTTCTGCCATAATATCATTCCTTTCAAATATCAGTAGCTTATCTTTTGCTTTTTCTTTTCTTTAGCGTTCGCACAGCTCCAATGTGCAAGCACCACCGACTCTAACAGCGAAATGTCAGCACCCTCCATAATAGAGCTGTAACCGAAACCTCCGCCTGAGCCTATGGCTCTGTGTTCACAGTTTGAAACAGCCTGCTCAAGTGCAGGTTGTTCTGCGTGGCATATCTTATCAGCAAACAGACTTTGCTCAAACTGAGCTGACGCCTGCACCACCTCTGACACCTTTGGCAGCACAGCCTTACACTTAACTCCTGCGTCTTTCATATCACTTTCAAGCACAGCCTGTCCGTTTGCACCGTCTATGGTCACTTGCCTTGCGTGAGGATTTCTGAGATATGAGATTATCCAGCCGTTCCCCTCTCGCACAGGGCGGCAGTCGATAGCTTCAACGAATATTTTGCCGTCAGAAGTTTTAACAGCAACTGCAAGAGAAACATTTGCCGTATATCTTGCATACTTAACACCGAAGAACAGTTCAGGCGTGCCTGAAAGTTTTGGTGCTGTATCAAGCTGATAGTTATGCCATTCCTCCCGGCTTATAGCGGACTTCTGATTGTATCTTAACCACAGACCTAAACGCTGAATATTATCGTCTGTCTGGTCTTTGCCAAGCTCTGAACGTATCTTACGCTCGGTCAGTATCGTACCGAGTGAGGGATTTGTTTCATACCAAAGTTCAGGGTCATGTGCGTCAGCCATTTCAGGTATGCTCCACTCTGCCCAGCCGCTGTCAACGTTAGTACCGCTAAGCGTATCACGGCGATACTGATAGAACACAGTTCCAGATGATACCGCAGTAGGAGGAGTGCCGCACATCAGTGTCTGAGGGTTTGCAGAATCGGTAACAACGTATTTCAATGCACTTTCTTGGTCAGCCGTGTACTCCTGAGCCTCATCTATAACGAGCAGGTCATAGCCCTCACCAAGTCCCCCTTTTGATGAACGTGTACGGAAGTTGATAAGACCTCCGTCATTATCTTTGAGCCACTCGATACGTTCAAGGCCAAACTGTTTTGTGGTCTTGAAGTCCTCTTTTTCGGTATATCCTGCCTTTGCAAGACGTTCAATGACCTTTTCCCATGCGTTGTGAGAGGTGGTCGTTCTGTGTGCCGTATAAAGAACACGCTCTCCGTGGATAAGTCCCCAGAGAGCACGCATTATAAGTATTTCAGATTTTCCGTTACGTCTTGGCACGCTGTAGCCGTATTTCATATGTGTCCACAAGCCTTCGTCATTAATAGCCATGATGTCGTAGAGCTGTATTTCCTGCCATTCCTGAGCAGTCCTGCCTGTGCTGTTATATAACTCTACAGCCTCGTTGCCCTTAGTCTGCTCATAAGGCAGGACAAGGGCTGTGGTGGGGGTCTGCCTGCCGACTCTCTTATCCTCAATAGTGGATTACCTCCTTTTTCGGGTACTAAAAAAAAGCACCCGTTAAGGTGCTTGGTTTGATATTTACTTTGTCGATTTGACCTTTTCAGCATTGGATAAAACTATACTCAATGACCTTTCACAGCGTATCAGTGCCGCAACATAATCAGCATTATCCTTTATCTTCTGAATGTCAGTTCTGATGTTCTCAATATCACTCTTAGCTCTCCGCAGCTGCCATATTGTATCCCGGTCAAGTGCCATAATATCCGTCCTTTCTGATTTTGGGTATAAAAATACCGCCCGACCTTAGTCAAGCGGTAAAAGATACTGATAACCAGTACGCTATTTTTCAATGATCTCAAAGTTTTCAGGGGGGTACAGATAATCTTCGCCAGTGTCATCAAGTATCCTGTACCATTTCTTTTCAATAGATATCACTTCATATGTTTTATTATGTGTGAGCGCAAATGAAATTGTTTTGCCAATATACTTAATCGTCATTATCCAACCACCTCTTTACTTTAAACTTGTGTTTTCCAACACTTTCTTCTTGGAACCAATGGACTTCGGCTTTTACTTCTTCGCCGTAATAGTCAATAACCCCTATGCCTTTTAAATGCTGCCAGTTTTCAGGCTTACCACCAATTTGTTTAGAAAGTCCGTCTGCCACTTCTGGATTTAAGGGTTTAGTACCTCCTTTTCCTGCAAAAACCTTTGGATTTTGTATTTTCGTACCCTCAACAAAATTGAAATATTCTCCTGTTTGAGGATCTAAAATATCATAATTCTTAGCTTTTGCGCCAATAGATTTTCCTATTGGTATATCTTTCATCTTTATTATACCACTTCCACCCCGTTTGTCAAGCCTTTTCAGCACTTCTTTTTCCTTAGCTCTCGCCTGCTCAGGTGTGAGCCTTGTGACCTGCTTGCGTGTTTCGATCTCTTTGCCGTTTTGAACGTCTGAATAGCTTATTTGATCATATGTGCCTGCCTTTTCATTGACGTAGGTTATCTCACAGGTGCAGCGCTTATGCCGTCGCCATATGTCTTTTGGAACATCGGGATAGACGTACTTTCCTGCAAGCTTTGAACACCATGCACAGCATTTGCTGTGGTCTGAGCGGATAACGTAGACTTTAAGTCCTGCCTTACTGCGAAAGTCAGCATTTGTTTTGACATAATCGGTAAAAATCGAGCCGTTTATGTTCTCAACTGACGCAGTGAACTCGCTGAGCGACGTCTTGTCGGTAAGGTCCTTTTGAGCAGTTACTTTTGCAAGATTTTCTATCCTCTCAGAGGGGAAATCTGCTCTTTGTGGCTTTATGCCTATGCCTGCCGCCTTATCAAGCTGTTTTTGGATATTCTCAGCCACAGAGTTTATAAGCTCGTAATTATCACCGAATATATCACCGAGTATCTCAGCAATAAGCTGTTCATCTGTAAAAGCCTTTGGGCTTTCGGTTATGCTTTTCTCAAAGACTTTTTTCAGCACAGCTCCTGTTGCCTGTGCGAAGTCATCAACATCAGTGAGGTTTGCTTTACCGCTTTCAAGCCTTTTTATAATGCTCTGCAAATGTTTGTCGCTTTTTGAAAGCTTGACAAGGTCGCTTTTTATTTTGTCTGAAAGTGCGCTCATTTGCCGTCACTCTCCATACCTGTGAGAGCCTTTATGTTTCTTGCACCTAAGTAGTCAGGAACAGCCTGGTTTATCTTCAAGATAGCGTCGCCCACACCCGAGAGTGCCGCAGCGTCAGGCTCGAAGATAGGCAACCATGCGACTTTTGTATCTCTGAACGCATCTCTTTGATATGCGTATCTGTCACGGATACAAACGGCAAGATAGCCCACATTGAGCAGACCTGTTCCGAACGTCCTCTGCGCCTTGCGTGCCGTTAATCGTAGGTTTTCATGGCCTGCCTTGATAGCCTCTGCGCTGGAGGGGTTTTCGGTGGCAAAGCCCAAGTCATCAAGGGTCAGGCCTGTTTCTCCTGCGAACAGGCTTGCAAGTGTTCTCAGCTGTTCAGTATATGGCGTCATTGATTGCTGTTGAAACTGTCCTACAATGGGGTGATCGCCGTCGCCGTCTTTCGTGAAATTCAGAAAAGAGGATATCGTAGCAAGGCGGTTATTGAACTCTGCGTCCTCAGATAATCCAAGCACATATTTTTGAGGGAAGCTGTAAAATTCAGCCGACACCTCAGAGCGTTTTATAGTTCTGAGAGCTGTCTGTGTATAGGCAATGCAGGCTCTTGAAATACGGCTGTGACCGAACGGACGCTTTGCGTCAGGACGATATATTATCGGCACGAGCAGTGCATATGGTGCAGCGTTTGGTATACGCTGAACAAGCACGCCATGGGAGTATATTTCCGTCATGCCTGCCATGAAATAAGCCTCTGTCTTTACAACACCCATGCTGTCACGCTCAAGCACTGCATAGCCCTCGGTAAGCAGATTTGTCACAGGGTCAATGATACCGGTGGCATTTGAGCCGTCAATTACCTGCAGGCGAGGATAACCGTTATCTTCTCGGATATAGACGAAAGAACAGGCTGAGATAAGAGCCGAAAGCACCGCAGAATCAATGAGTATATCCTGATTGTTTGACAAGAATATTTCGCTCAGATTAAATTCATCATTTTGAAATTCATCGAACTGCAAGCGGTCAGCAAGGCTATCGACTGCTTTCGCACACCAACCGACAGTTTCCTTTAGCCCCTTGAATTTTTCGGGAGCAAGGCTCGAAAAATCCTGTGCGTTATTTTTCATTTCGTAGTACTTATATCTCAATAGCACTCGTTGTTGTTTATCGGCAAGTCTGCGTTGCAGATAGTCAATTCCGTATATTTCGTTTGTCATATTTTTGCTCCTGTTTAAAATTCTGCGAGATATTTACACAATGAAGGCGTGAACGTGAAATTGCCCCTCAAAGGGGGTGGTATGCCCCCATATGCTCAAAAAAATTGGAAATTTCGTGGAAATTCGTGTTTAAATCGACTTCCAATCAAAAGTTTGCGGTAAAACACGGTTGGATACGGCTTCTACCTTTTGGTCAAACACCTGTTTTTCTACCAATTTATCAGATTTCTGACGATTGCAACACCAATGAGCAAGCTGTAGGTTTTCAAGGGCTGAGGGGTGACCGCCTTTTGCAATGGGTATGATATGATCTATACAAGCCGACAAAGGGTGAGGATATTTCAGCGAAAAATCAACAGGTTTTCCACAGATACCGCAGACTGTTTGGGTAGCATATATCTTTTTCTTGTTGATACGGAACTGTGTTTGATGTGAGCCGTTTCGATCTGGTCTTGGTACTGGCATTGTATACCTCCGTGCAACGCAAAAGCGACCGCAAAATGCAGCCGCCCTTGTGAAAATATTATAAGGAGTTTTTGTAAATGGTGGAGCAGATCTGAGCGCTGGCACGCTCTCGACCTGCATAAGCCCCTTACGGGGCTCAGAAAATTGGAGGTGACTTCATGAAAGTACAAGTCTGAGGTACATCTACACTTTCCTCAGTTTAAATTATAACACAGTAAAAACCGACAAAACCGACAAATCAAGATTTTTTTGAAATATATCTTTTTATCTTCTTTTCAACTGCGTCCTCTGTGATTCTCCCACCGCTTACCTGCATAGCTATCTGCAAGTACGTCTTACCCTTGATGAATTTCAGCACGAACATTCGCCGTGTCTGATAGTCCTCTATCCCCTTGATAAACTCCTCCACAGCCCTCTGCTCACGCTCTAGCCGTGCCTGCTCGCACAGCAACGAAAGTGTATCACCACTTGGCAGAAAGCCGTCTATGCGTGTGCTGTGTGGCGTGTAGGACGGTGGAGTGCATACGCTGATACTGTCGGCAACGTACTTGCCTGAAAGCTCTGCCTTGATGTCCTCAATGGCTGAGACGTTCCTGCGGTAGGCTTTCAGGCGTGACATGGTCATTGGGTCAGCCATTAGCAACACCGTCCATTTTAATACCGATACCATTCACGTCAACAGCCGTATCAGCAACACCGAAAATAACCTTGCCTATGGCAGTGGACACGTCGCCTTTATGGTAGTTATCTACGGTCATCTTGAATCCCATTCCTGATATCGTTACCTTATCCTCCACCAGATTGACAGCCCTGAAAACCTTGCCGTGCATAGCATTTTCATACACACCATGCAACTTTTCCAGCTTATCCTGACTAACTCCAGCTTCACACAGAATTGACGAAAGTTTATGTTCATCAATTGTCGGTATCTCAGTTTCATGAGCATTTTGGTCAACAAATGTGGAAATCTTGTCATTCACAGTAGTGATAAGATCATAGTCAAGCTCATCACCCACAACGCTTGTGAGGATATCCTTGAAAGTTTCCTTTTCGTTCTGACAGGTCATTGAGAACTCACAACCAAGAAGCTCTTCCACAACGGAAGTGTTCGGTTTTTTTGCGTTTTTCGTGTAGTAAAGCACTCCGTTGATATCAGGTGCACGGTCATTGAAAAGAGGAAACAAAAAGCCATCGCTTGGAAGCTCAACAATTCTGTCGCATGACTCTTTCTTAGCGATAGAGTTGTCCTGTTCGTCATACACAAGTCCGTCGATACGCAGGTTTACAGGGCAAAGCGCCGTCACTATGAAATTGTAATCAGTGTCAGCTTCGTCCTCAAACTCGTCCATTTTGTTCTTTTTCAGCACAGAATATGTACAATGTGCCATGAAAATGGTATATGTAGACACATACTCCACCTTTTCAACTATAGCGTTCAGAAAGTTATCAATCTTTTCTTCATCAAGAAGCTTGCTTTGCAATGTTTCATACATGAAATGCTGTGCGCCACCCTCAAGATATGCGTCCTTCGGAAACGAATATTCCAGCAGATTTTTGCCGATAGAACCGCTGAGTACCTTTTTCAGGTTTATCATTATCAGCTCCGCCTCGTCCTGCGGAATGGTGTTGTAAAGCTGATTGGTCTTGCACTTTATATTCTTTTCAGCGTCCACAAATGCCGTAACAACGTGATTTACTGTGAAAAGTCCACAGTCGTCGCTGAATATTCTCTTGATCTCGTTAATTTCTTTCTTGTTCATGTTAATCCTCCTCAAACTCAGGACACTCAGTCACAGTATATGAATGCAACATACCGCCCTTTTGCGCCTCGTACAGCCTGTGCTGACACGTCCTCCAACCCTCAACAGGTCTGCGGTCTATGGACCATGCACAGCCTGTGAGGTATTCTCCTGTTATCTTATCCTTTGTCGGTACTGCGTGGCGACAGTGCCAGCAGAGGGTGTGGTCAGTGTGTTTCATTGGCTTTGCCCCTCCCCATACCGCATAAGATATCATTGAGCCTCTTGCAAACCTCACAGCCGTCATGATGTATCTCGTACTGACATTTCTGAAACACCTTAGCATATTCCCCATATGTCTGCCATAGATCAAGTGCATAAACCCCATTGATGTATGCCCTGTATAGTTCCTGCTTCTCATCAAGCGCCTGTTTCTTGTTTATCTGCCCCGCTCTGAACTCTCGGTACACAATGCAAAGCGACTTATACAAAAGCTGTTCTGCCTGTGTCAGCCCCTCTGGCAGTGGCAGAAGCTTTGCCGCCATTCTGTTCAGCTCGTCTGCCTTCTTTATGACCTCAGTTTTGACCAGCATTATCATCACCGCCAAGATAGTGCATTAGCATATCAGCTGCCTGCTTCCAGCCGTAGCATATCGCCGCCAAATAGTTCTGCTTGCCAAGCTCCGCAAACCACCACATCTGATTATCTGACGGCTTGCCGTCCTCTGCTTTAAGCTCTATGAACAGTCCTTTGTTCCTCCCCCGTGCCACAGGCAGGAACAGATCAGGAACGCCTGACTTTACACCCATAAGCTTTAATCTCTTGCCCTCTCGTGGGTCGCAATGACGTTCATTCGGTATGTGAAAGAGCAGTTTCAGTTCAGGATAAGCCTTGCGAATGCTTGCCTGTTGTGTCCACTTGATAAGGGTCATTTGCTCTCTGTCTTCATTTCTTGCCATATCCTCACCCTTTCATTATCCTGTTGAGTATCTGACTTGCTTCAAACTTTGTCAGATTTTCTATGTCGATATCCGAATTGTTGAGATACTTTCTACCACGTCTGCGGATAAGGTTTTTCTGATTATCAGTAGCAGGCGCTTTGCCCCACTTTCGGCAGATGTTCAGATCCCACAAGCATTTGCTATCTGCTTCACGCTCGCAGAGAATTGTGTACGCCTCATCAAGAGCCTGCTGCATAGGCATTTTCTGTCCCTGCCATATTGCCATGCCCAAAGCATCGGGTGCAGATATCCTCAGCGTTTTTCCCTTACCAAGACTGCACTTCATATCGCCATCCGGCAGCTTAAACCAATTCACGTCATGGGTATTATATTTCTGCTCCTGCGCCCACAAGTCTACGATACGAACATTCTTTATCCAGCTTTCAGGACAATCCGACATCATAGTAGCCTTTTCAGAAAGTTCAAAGAGCATTCCCTCCATTTTGTCCTGACTCTTCTTTGGCAATTCTGAAATGTCGATGCCGAGCAAACTTGGAGCTGTTCTCAGGCTTGCCTTGCCTGTTACCCCTACACAGTCGATGAGTGTGAGCCTGTCCTTGTCAGGGTGCAGCCTCAATCCTCTGCCTACCATTTGCGTATACAATGCGTCAGACTGTGTGGGTCTTGCTATGATAACAGTTTCCACAAGGGGTATGTCTGTTCCCTCAGTGAAGACCATGCAATTCACAAGACAAGGTATCTCACGCTGAGTAAAACGGCGTATTATATCAGCCCTATCCTTAGTCTGACCTGTGACTACCTCAGCCCCCTCGATGCGTTTTGCTATCTCGTAGCACTGCTCTACAGATACCGCAAAAATAAGCGTTGCACCTTTGGCGTGTTCTCTATACGCTTGTGCTATAGCGTCCGCAGTGCCGTCCATTGCTTCTGCTAGCTCGCCTGGAGCGTAGTCGCCAAGCCGTGTATGTACCGCTGAAAGGTCATAGCCTATGTCGGCACGTTTGCAGAGGATATCACACAGATAACCATGTTCAATGCCCCAACGCAGGTCACGTTGAAATATGATATCATCAAACACATCATTCAGTCTGCATTTGTCAGCCCTGTTAGGTGTTGCCGTGAAGCCCAACAGAAGACGTGGTGCGAAGTGATCTATGACAGTTTTGTAACTGTTTGCTGCTGCATGGTGTGCTTCGTCTACTATGATGATATCAAAATCATCAGGCGAAAACCTGTCAAGCCTATGTGTCATGGTCTGGATACTTGCAGAAACCACCTCTTCACTGCCGTCGGTATGGTACTTTGACATTTCAACGCCCTTTGTGCAGTCAAAGTATTTCAGAGGCTGATTTACAAGTTCCTCTCTGTGCGACAGAATGAGCATACGTCCATGACGTGGTATATTTGCAAAGGTCACTGTCTTACCAAGACCTGTCGCCATTTGTACAAGATGTTTTCCATGCCCTGCCTGCGTTATCTTATCTATACACTCCTGCTGATAGTCACGGAGTTTTATTCTTGCATTCATTTGATGTTTTTTACCTCCTTATGTGGGACGTGGGGGACAGTGTGGGACAAACGTCCCACACGAAAACTATGCGTATTTACGCACTTTTCGTGGTGTTGTGGGACTGTGGGACAAATTCGCACATTTTCCTATATAGGAAAACACACATATATTTTAACAACGTGTGAACAAAGCTGTGATTCTATATCACCTATTTAAAACAGGTATATATAGGGGGAAAATGTCCCACAGTCCCACACTATGCAGAAAACCACGCATTTACGTTGTTTTCCTCGTGGGACTTATGTCTCACAAAATGCCGAAATCCGATATATCCGTCCCACGCATTTCTTCTTCGGTGTAATAATCTGGTGTTTTGTCGGGCAATCTCAGCACAACACACTCAACGTTCACGCCACCGATACGCTTGCCACGAGTGTTGTTGCGCCCTCTTACAAGTATCTTGCCGTTAGATTTCAGCCAACTAAGCAACGCCCTTGTGTCGAAACCCTGTTTTGAAGCCGCTTCATCGAATTTTGAGCGAATGATATACGCAAAATCGCCCTGGATAAGTCCAAACACTTCACCGTTATTGTCTTCGCCTGTCGCAAAGCGTTTACTGTTGGAAGCCACCCAATCGCACATATACTGATACCCTCGTTCACCTGCTGATACCGATTTTTTGGTCTGCAAATACGGTGAGATATCGTCAATTGTTAGCGGCTCGTTCGTTTTGAACACGGACGCTTCTGCAATCATATCTGCCGTGAGTATCATTGCCGCTGCCATTGCCTGTTTTTCTGTTGTATCCGACTTGCAGAGCTTGGTGAAATAATCGTTATAAACCTCTTGTGCCATTGTCAAGGCTTTTTGAGAGGACAGTTTTGCAACAAATTCACGTCCTGCAAAACCATAGTTCTGTTTTATTACCGCTGACACAGCCATGCCGTCTGCTATCACGATATTGTTTGCTGTACATTCAATGTCGATAACTCTGTTTACCCCCCCCGCCCCCGCCTAAACACCCCACATTGGG